TGCTTAGTAGTGCCGACAGTATGTCACAGCCTACTGTGATGTTTTGTTCGGGATCGTATAGGCTAGTTACTCCGAGCCTATTCATTCTTTCCTTGTGCCAACGCTCCTGGATTTGCATGAGTCCAACGCTTTGTCCATTATCACCTTCAGCTGATGCGAGCCATCCACTCTCCTCTTCAATGAGTGCCTTTATAATCCTCGAATCTAATCCATACCTTTTGGCCATCTTGTCTATGTGATTGTTTGTTTCAAGCTGTGCTACTGGTACTGAATCAGGTAAAGGTTTTGCATAAACTTCCGGGTTGTCTATCGCTGTCGCTATTGCATTAAGTCCAAACACTATCATTATTCCTACAGTCAATGCTGTTATTTGTTTAATCATTTTCACAGTGTTCTCCTCTCTGCAAAGACTTCCGCTACGTCATCTACGTAGTACATCTTTGCTTTCCCACGCGGATCGTATTGCAAATCTTTTAATAAAACACTTGCACGATCTCGACTCATCTTTGTTAGTCTTGCTACCGCTGCAATGCTTATTAGTATCGAGCCGCCGTTTCCTTGCAGCAGATCTTTTTTGATTTGTGTCTTAGTCATTTGCGACTCCTTTCCGTTATTGTTACGCAATCACAATATGCTAACTTTCTTTGATTTCAGCCTTTCGATATATTTATCTAAGACATATTGAATTACTTCATATGTTTGGGCTTCATCTTCTAAAACCATTTTCAAAGCTAAGCTAATAGCATGCTCAGCTTTTTTTATTTGGTTTTCTTCAATAATTAGTCCACTGGGCAGTTCGGTGTAATATGGTGTTTCCAAATCTTTCATTTTCTTTCTCCTTTCTTTACGGCTACTTTTGGTTCTCTTTTCGTGATATAATCTCCTTTAAGGGAGGTGTTTATTTTGTTTAATGATTTTGAGAAAGCCTTGTATAAACAGCTATTTGACTTGTTTTCAAATGAGGAATATCATGTGGAATTCAAGCGTGATTCATACACAGGCGATTTTGAAGAATTGAGAAAGGCTGTAATACATCTAGATAAGGAAGGTATTCTATATCTGTTAGGAAATGACCCCGACTCAATCTTCGTAGAGCTTACTGAAAACTATTGTTATGATTTTGCTAAGCTATAACTCTATGAGTCGCTCTGGCGACTCTTTTTTTATGTATTTTTCTGCTATTTCCTCTTCAGTCTTTGTTACCTTTATTGCTCCATTGTCCTTAATTACAATATGAGCATGGTTTTTCTCGAACATTAGACTGACCTCTGAGCTAGAAACTGTTTTGAGCAACTTCGCTAACTTTGTTATGTGCTCATTGTTCCTTTCATCTTTATTCAGGATTACCAGTGATATCACTTTCATTTCCTTCTCCTTTTTTATCTACTATAGTGGACTTAATTGTTAAAAAAAATATATAGTATTGTACTATCAAGTGCGTCTGCTATCTTTTTCATCGTGTCGCTTTTTACAACTGTTCTTTTACCACTTTCAAGCCCAGATATTATACACCTTGAAACTCCAGCCTTTTTAGCCAATTCAACTTGTGTATATCCTTTTTCCATGCGTATTTCTTTTATTTTATTTTTCATTTTTGTTCCTCCTTATTTGTGAGTTTACTATAGTGGACAAACGTTGTCAACACTTTTTGTTTATTCTAGTAGATTTTCATTGACCATCCTCTTGTTTTTGTGTATTATAGTAGACAAGGAGGTAGCAAAATGTATTTAGGAGAAATAATTAAACGTTACAGAATGGTAAATAAAATGACGATGCAAGATTTTGCGGATGCCTCTGGTTTGAGTAAAAGTTATATATCCATAATAGAAAAAAATAAAAATCCACAAAACGCACGAAATCTAATACCATCAATAGCTACATTTAAAAAGGCAGCAAAAGCAATGAACGTTTCTCCAGATGATCTAATTAGAATGACTGATGGAAATCAATTGATAAGATTGGATTCTGATGACGGTTTGAAAAATATCACAAACATTTCTTTCCCGGCAGCTCGCCCTATTCCGATGCTGGGTGACATTTGCGCTGGAAACGGTATTTTCTGCGAAGAAAATTTCGATGGATATTTTTTTATGGATCAATCCATAAAAGCGGATTTCTGTGTGCGTGTACGTGGCAATAGTATGATTGATGCTTGTATATTTAATAATGACATTGCTTTTATAAAAAAGACTTATGACTACAGAAACAACTCCGTATATGCCGTGTTGCTAAACTCTGAGTGCGAGGCTACTTTAAAAAAAGTCTTTTGGCAAGGTGATACAATAATATTAAATCCTTGCAACCTTGAATTTGAGCCCATGATTGTTGATGCTTCAGAGGTGACAATTTTGGGTGAATGCGTTGGCGTATTCCACAACATGAAATAAGTACATAAATTTGTTATTCGTTTAGCAATCTAATCTGATTGCTTTATGCACATATTAATTTTAGAGAGGAGTAAAAAATATGTTTAATCTCGACAAAGGGAAAGGTACTGCTGTTACTTTAGGGCATGAGGCTTATGTTGTGATTCAGGTAGTATTGACTGAAAAATTTATAGGAACAGGGTCAGGTGTCGCCAGCCTTACAAATCTGCAAAATACCATTAACGAACAAGCGGCTAAGGGTTATCGCCTTCATACAATTTCAACTACAGTAGGTGGTTCGAAAGGGTTTTTAGGAGGAGACAAAATCCAAGCGACTATGGTTTTTGAAGCTATCAATTTTAATGCTTAACGTTATACAAATTCAACTTTATGATTATGATTTAAGCCGTAGAAACATAAAAAAGTGAATTTATATGTGAAATTTGTGTAAAATCCATTGACATAATTTATTAAACATGGTAATGTATGGACACGGAACGTACTCAGGTGTCCTTCGGGCCCTGGGTCTTTTTATTTATGTAGGTAAAAAATATGATTCAAAAACCTTTTAAAACACATGAAGAGCAAATCGAATTACTAAAATCGAGAGGCATCGATTTTAGCGGCCTTGATGCAGAAAGCTGTGCAATAGACTACTTTTCACGAGTTGGATATTATCGTCTCATAAATGGATATAATAGGCCGTTTCTTGACAAAAGCGAGGAAAATCAAGGTGGCGAAGATAAATATCGTGAAGGAACTACATTGAAAGAGATCTATGCGCTCTATGTTTTTGATGATATGTTGAGAGAGCTTGTTTTAAAATATACACTTAAAATTGAGACTCATGTCAAAAGCCTCCTTGCATATAGAATTTCGGAACAGTATGGTCACGAGAATTATTTACGATACTCAAATTTTGATACTTCTAAAAACATAGGATACAACGATGTTGTAAATGCTATATCTGAGATACACAAAACAATCTCTTCCAGAATTTCTGACCCAAGCATAAACCATTATTTGACAAAATATGGTTATGTTCCACTATGGGTATTAAATAACTCTCTTACTTTTGGCACAATCAGTAAACTATACAGCATTATGAAAGTACCTGATAGGCAATATGTATCAAAGCAGTTTATGATTCCCGATTCACAGCTCGGAAATTTCTTAATCTATTTGACAAAGGTTAGAAATACCGCTGCACATTCCAATCGACTCTATTGTATGCGAAATAAACGCCCAATTGTTGATACACCAATCCACGCAGCTATGAATATTGCCAAGAATTCTAAAGGTGACGAATATATATATGGCAAACGCGACTTTTTCGCCACTGTTATTATATTTAGGCACCTTCTATCAAATAACGACTTTAAGAAATTTATAATCCAGCTAAAAAACATATTAAATAGTTTAAATCAGAGACTGAACTCAATACAAATATCAGCTATAAAGGAAATAATGGGGTTGCCCGATGATTGGTATAAAATTCCTAAAAAACAATCTGCTAGAGGAGCATCAAAATGCAAAGATTGCTTATCTGAAGTTGACGATTAAAATTCTTATGATATAATACCAAGTGTTATGGTTGCTTTCGGGGCGACTGAAAAAGTTCTTTTATCATAAGATAAGAGAACTTTTTTTATACTTTGAATTGATTATAAATGTTCACATGCTATTTGGGAGGTGCGTATGCCAAAAAAATATAAGTTTGAAAAATACTTTAAAATAGATGGCGTGCGATACGTTGTTCGTGCTGATTCGGAATTCGAGTTGATTCAAAAATATACAAATAAGGTTCGCGACATTGAAGAGGGCAAAGTAATTCTTGCTGGTTCTACTACCGTAGAAGATTGGACAAAGCAAGCTATTGCTGTATACAAAACAAGGCAATCAGACTTAACTCAAAGAAAATATATAAACAAAGTGAAATCTTGCATACTTGCGCACATTGGCAAAATGCAGCTTAAAACAGTTAAGCCTCTTCATTGTCAAAATGTCTTAAATTTGCAATCTGGAAAATCTAAAGCTCAAATTAACGAAGTTTATCAAGCTTTGAACTTTATATTTTCTAAAGCTGTAGAAAACCATCTTATTATCGATAACCCAGCAAAGTATATAGTTAAGCCACAGGGCACCAAAACGCATCGTAGAGCGATTACCGAGGTTGAAGAACGATACATCAGAAAAATTGCTAAAACTGATAGGCGATACTATCTATATCTTTTAATGCTCGATTGCGGATGTCGTCCATCCGAAGCTGCAGAGTGTAAAGGTATGGATATATTGCTTAAAGAAGATATCCCTTTGCTGCATATTCGCGGAACGAAATCGGTTAATGCTGATAGAACAGTTCCAATCCCATATGATTTATATGAATTGATAAAACATACGCCGCCTTTTGAATACATCGCATGCTACAGTTCCGGAACTGCTATAAAGTACGAAAATCGTAATCGTGTATGGACATCGTTTAAAAGACGACTAAATATCGCGATGGGATGCAAGATGTATCGCAATCAGCTCATACCGCCTTTCCCGGTTGCTCCTGATCTCGTGCCATACTGCTTTAGACATACATATTGTACTAATCTTGCACGAAAGCGAATTGACATCAGAATGGCTCAAAAACTCATGGGGCACTCTGATATATCTCTTACAGCCAACATTTATACAAATCTTGACGAAAGCGATATACTTGATGTAGCGAAGATATTAAATCAATCAACGGTAAATAATAAAATTTCTAAACTACCATAAGTCATGGTAGTTTTTTTGTTAAGGTGTTGCACAGGGTGTTGCACGCAAGAGGGCAATATAGGGCAATATAGGTCAATAAATATTTCGAGAATACATTAATTTCGAAAATAAAAAGAGCCCTGCATTGCTTGAAAATCAAGCAATTGCAAGGCTTTTTCTTCTGGAGCTCCCGAGCGGGATCGAACCGCTGACCTGCGCGTTACGAATGCGTGAAAGAATGGCTAAAATTCAGTATTTGTACTATGCGGTGTGCCTTTCGGTGTGTATTAGTTAATTTTGTATAAAATCATATCTCACCTTGAATTCGAGCAGTTCTACCACATATATAGGCGGTTTGCGCTTTCCTGCCTCCCAATCTTGAATTGTCCTTAATGGAATATTGTACTTCTTTCCGAAGTTGACCTGTGATAAATTGGCGAGCGCTCTTATTTCCCTTATATTCAAGCTACTTTCTCCTATTTAAAATTCCCGTTACTGTAACTGCTACTACAACTGCGACTATTAGATAAATCTTCATTTTATTTACATTGATGATTTTATATGTTATATTTATGGTAAGGAGCCCCGAG